TCAAAGGTCATTTCAGGCTGCGGAAGGCTTGGATGAATGATGCCCGGTATTGGGCCCGATAGTCATAGGGCTCGATGCCGGGAACTTTGATGGTCCCGATCACCGCCGAAGTCCAGGGCCGGGCGGGCAGGTTCACGAGGGGGCGGGTCCTGTCGCCCCAGGGATGGATGTTCGCGCCGTAGTGAACCGCCGTGGCATAGCCCACGGCCCATCGGAAGGTGCAGAGGTTGCCGCTGATCTGGAAGGAGTTGCTGGCCCGCAGGGTGCCGAGGTCCACGATGTTCCGGGGCGATCCCACCGGGCGGCCCCTGGTGCGGCTGCCATCGCGGCGGAAGGCGCCCCCGCGCATGGTCACCCGTGGCCAATCCCATGCCTTGGTGCCCAACGCATCTTGAAAGGCGCTGTTGAGCTCTGGGAACACCACTCGCGCCGCCGCCTCTGATGCCCGCTGCGCCCTGGTGAGGGTGGCCGGGTTCACGCGCACCGTTGCCCTGGTGGCCAGCCTCATCGCCCTGCCGCAAAGGTGCCGGTGAACTCGTCGCCGGCTTCAACGCGGATCAGGGCATCAATGCCGCCGATGCCCGAGAGGGTCGCGATCGTGACCCAGCCGCGCTCCGCTTCGGTGGTGGCCGGCAGGCTGGCCAGGTCGCCCATGAACGCCTCCAGCTTCTCGCCGCGGGGGAGCCCCGTGGGCCTGAGGCCGGTATCGGTCCAACTCCAGGCGCCCCCCTCGTCCAGCCAGTTGGCGCCGGATGGCACCACGGCCCAGCGGGTGATGTTGCCCTCGATGCCGCCCGAGCCGATGGAGCGCCCGCCACTCTCCCGCTCGCCGCCGGGGTCCTGGGCCTCAGCAAAGGCCTCGATCACCACCAGATCAGTGGCCCGCTGCAGCCCCTCCCGCAGGCTGGTAGCCGCTGCGGTGGGGCGCCGCCAGAGGAGGCGAAGGTTTGCAAAGGGGGCGAAGGGGGTGGCCATGGGTTAGCGGCGGCCTCTCGCGGCGTAGTCACGCGCAATGCGAGCGTTTAGCCCTGCGGTGGTCGGTGAATTGAGCCGTTGCTCCTGTCTTTTCAGCTCGGCCTTGGATGGTGGCTTTTGCATGTCAAAGGCCCGTTGCCTCGCCGCCTTTGCTGCACGCACGGCCCTGGCCTCAATCTGACGATCCCTGAAGCCTGTGCGGGCGGCCCGAGACATACGACGACCCACGGCCTCAATTCGTGTTGCCTGTGTCAGCAAGTCGTCTGCTGTTTTCGGTTTCTTGGATGACTTGGCCCGCTGAATCTGAATAGGAGTCTCGCCGCGCTGGGTTCTTGGGCTGATAATCCAGCCCTCTTGACTTCCTTGAGTGTGCCTTTGCGCGGTGAAGTTGCCTCCACTAACTTCCGACTTAAATGCGCCTAGCCCTAGCTTATTTCGCTTTGCAGGAGTCAAGGATGAACCAGGGATAAAGTACCCGGTCTGCCCTCTCCCTCGATCAAATGGAACCGCTCCCCGGAGACGGCTCAAGGAGGTCCACTCTTTGCCGTTGATCTTTGGCGCTGACGCCGCCTTGGCCTTGCCGGGCTTGGCCGCAGCAGCCTTCGCCCCCTTCCTCTCCGCAATCGCCCCCACCTTCAACCCCTTCGGCTTCACCACCGTCCCCGCCGGCCGCGCGGCCTTCATACGCCTCGCCGGAGGCGCCGGAACCGTGCTGGTCAGAACCTGCTGGGAGGTGGCTGGCTTCAGGCCACGGCGAGCGCCCCGCTCCCGTTGAATGCGGCGGCTCAGTGCCTGCCGGTTGTCCTTGAGGCCTTGCTTTGCCTCGGCTGCGTTGGCGGTGCCTGGCTTGGCGTTGCTGAGCCGCCGCCGGGCCCCTCTCACCGCGCCCACGTACTCGCTGATCTTGCCGCGATCGGCTGTGGGCCCTGGCCGCATTGCGGGGCGATTGGGGCGAATCACCCGCACCGACGACTTGGCCGCCGCCACAGGCTTGGCCGCCCCCTTCCCGCCCTTCCGAATCACCCCCGCTGGCCCCTTCCCAGCCATCCGCACCGTGGAGGCCGCCCGCGCCTTCCCGAGCCGGTTGGCGCCCTTGGTGACGGCCCCCTTCTGCGCCCGCAGGCTCAGCGATCCCCGCAGGCTGCGATCGGCCGGGTCTTTGGCGGCCAGCTTGGCGCGGCTGCGGCGGAGGCTCCCACGGGCCCCGAGGGTGCCGCCGGTGACCTTGGGCCTGGCCGCTCGCCTGGTGGCCGGCGTGCTCCGCTTCGAGGGGCCACCGCCGGGAGTCGAGGCAAATCGCCCGCTGTTGTCGCGCACGTAGCTGGTGCGCCTGCCTCTGCCGCCGCCGCGGGCCATGGGATCGGGGTCTACTGCCTCAGTTTTCCCGTGGCCCTGGGGCTGCCGTGCTCAGCGCTTCCGCCTGCCCTTGCCGCCGAGACGTTGGCGCACGGCTGCCAGTGCCTGATCCACTCGGGTGCGTGCCATCTGGCCAGCCACATAGGTGCGAGCGCCAGCAGCAGCCACGGCACGCACAGCGGCCGGCGCACCCTTGCGCTTCGTGAGCTTGCCGCCGCGGGCCGGGGGCAGCATCAGGCGGGCCTTTGCGGGCGGCAGGAGCTTCGGGCCGGTGCGTGGGGCCTGCCTGCGGCCCCTGCCGGGGCGGATCATGCCGCTGCGTGGGGCCATGGCCATCCGCCTCCGGTTGGATTGCTTGGAGGCCTTCAGGTTGTTGGTGGCCTTGGTTGCTGCGGACCGCTGCTGCGAGCTGGCGCCGGGGGTCAGCTTGGCTTTCGCGGCGCGGAGCCTGCTGCGCATGGTCAGGGTGCCGCCGAGAGCCTTGGGCTTCGGCTTGGCGGTGCGGCGGCTGGCTGAGGTGCTGCGCTTGGAGGAGCTGCCTCCGCCCGAGGACGAGAACCGCCCGGAGGCGTCCCTGGCGTAGTTGCGTCCTTTGCCTCTGCCGCGTGCCATGAGGAATCCCTGTCTGTCGGCAGTTTTCCCGCTCAGCTCCGCAGCAGCATCCCGGCGCCCATCGCCGCCTGCGGTGCGATCCGGGGCACGTTCAGGGCCGTGGCGATCCGGTTGATCAGCGCTTGGGTCCGCTCGTCCCGCTGCCCCTGCGCCGTGGCCCTGGCGCCGCCGCCGAAGCGGTAGCGGGCCTTCAGGAGGGAGGTGTCCCACGCCAGCTTGCCGGCCTGATTCAGCTGCTCATCCCGCGTGGGCGAGGTGCCGGGGATCGGGCCTTCGTATTCCTCGGCGTTCCCGAGGTGAGCAGTGCCCGCGTCAATCTCATCGGCCTGGATCTCCTCCAGGTTCACGATCTCGTCCAGCCACGCCTGGATCTGCGTCACGGTGCTGGGGCTGTGCGTGGCGACCGCGTTCATCTGCTGGGTCAACTCCACCAGGCTCCCCTCAGTGGCGGGCCAGCCGATGTAAGTCCTGATCAGGTCCCGATCGTTGCGCGTGCTGGTGGCCGTGGGGCGCCAGAGGGGGTCAGGGGCGAGCATCGGCGGCGCGGGTCAGGCTGCCCTGAGTTTTCCCGCCGCCGGATCTTCCAGGCCCTTGCGGGCCCCATGGAGCGTGCCCAGCCAGTACCGGCCCTCGGGGTCCAGGTTGGCGGTCAGCAGCCGCAGGATCTGCTCCCCCTCCGGGTCATCGGCCAAGGCTGTGAGCATCCGCAGGCCCTGCCGCGCCGCCGGGGCATTGCGGCCGAGGACAGCGACGCTGAGGCCTTGGAACAGGCGAAGCGTGGGGGAGCGGTCGGGCATGGGGGCATTCAAGCCGTACCTCAGTTTTCCCGCTACGGAGGGGGTGCCTGCCTGGCCCTGAACCGGGCCACCCGCGCCGCTCGATCGGCTCGCCCTTCGGGCGTGAAGCGCTCCCAGCAGCGGGAGCACAGCAGGCCATGGGCGCCGGTGTGGGCTGTGGCGCAGCCGGGGGCGGTGCAGGCGATCTTCACTGCAGGGGGCAGGAGGCCGGCTTGGCGGAGCTTGAAGCGGCGCCGCCGGTCGGCGGCGGTTGGGTCAGCTGGCATAGCGACGGCGGCCCCTGGCGCGGCGTGCGCGGCGCTTGCGGCCGATGGGGCTGCCGCGCTCGGCTTCAATGACGTATCGCGCAAACGGAATCAGGTTTTCGTATGCGATGTGAATAGCACGCCCAATAGCAAGAAAGCTATCATTAAGGCGGTTCACGTCGTCATTCCATTTTTTCAGGGATTCGCTGTCTACGGTTAGATGAGGCATAGCTTTAGATCTGGCCATGGCGGTGTGTGCGGTGGGGTCAGGCATGAGTCAGGAAACCGAATAGCCGACGTAGCCGCGCCCAACCGTGATGCTGGCATCAACTTTGACTTTCAAGGCGCGGCAGCGGCAGGCTTGCCAGAGCGGCCCCAGTGAATAGCTGCGCTGCTGTGACTTAAGCCACGACAGGTGCATGTCAAGCGCTTCTGCTGGCCCAAGGTCTTCAAGGTCCAACTTTATGCCGTGGCGATCGGCAAACCGCTTGGCGGAAGCGTCAAGGCGTTCTTGGTCTACGGTGGTGAATTGACGGATGACGGACAGGGACATTGGGGGCAATGCAGTGGGATGGGTTGCCGGGTGGGCCCGGCGGGCCGTGGGGGTCAGGCGGCTAACGCTCGGCTGCAGTCTTCAATTTCCATTTGAAGTAGGTCGTCAAGAAAGCGGTCTTCTTTGTGGCGGCCCATAAAGTGATCAACATGAAACTGAGCGGCGACTTCAGGATGAGGGTCGTTCCGTTGTTGATAAATAGAAGCGATTACTCCGAAGAGTTTTTGAATTTGAGCTTCGCGGCTGGTCATAACTGGTTCGCTGGTTGAGAGGTGCGGAGAGGGCCGATCCCTCCCCTGAAACCTCACAGTAACGCAGCCGTTACCCCTCGCCCGTGTCTGGACAGGCCAGTTCACAAGCTGTAACGCAAGCGTTCTATTGGAAACGGGAATCACCGTTTCCCTATGCCAGTCACCCCACCGGCACCGGCGCCCGCTCAATCCCTGGATACTGTCGCCGCTCGCTGGGAGAGGGCTTGCGCACGGCCTCCTCCAGCACCTGGGAGGCGCGAGCGAAGGGCCAGCCCTTGTCGGAGCCACCCTTGGCGGCGGCGAACTCCTCGGCCACGGCCTTGCGCGAGCGCTCCCAGTAATCCTCCCGCAGCAGGGTGGCCCTGAGGGCGGGATCTTGTTCTTCTACCGCTTCTGAAGATACCGGAGATAGGCTACACCTACATCTTGGATGTAGCGTGCCCACCATCTCGTCGAGCCGGTAGATCCGACCATGGCGCGAGGCACAAACCGCACACGTCCGCTCATCCTTGGTGGCGATCCACCGGGCATAGCCGAACCCATTGCGGGCTGCCGTTGCCTTCTGGGCGCCCACGTAGGCGTTGGCCAGCTCCGATCGGGCGATCAGCTCTGCCCGCTGCTCCAGCCCCATGCGGTTGTTGAGCCCCTGCGGATCCTTGGCCCCCTGCAGTGCCGTCCTAATCTCGCGCTCCAGCACGCGGGGGCCCTTCCCCCGGCCGATGCCATCGGTGACGATCCGGGCGATGTTGTCGCGGAAAGACTCCACCTCGCCCCGGATGTAGGCCGATGCGGTGCTGGCGGCGGCCTCCACGGCGGCCCTACTGGCGCCCACGAACGTGCTCTGTGCCGTGGCGTCAGGGTTGGCGGTCTGCGCGAGCTGCTGCCCCAGGTCACCGCCGAGGGCCACCGCTTCGGCGAAGTCCTCCCGGTAGCGGTTCTGCAGCCAGGCCAGCTCCCGATCGGAGGCGAAGGCCTGGGCCAGCTCCAGGAGCTTGCGGAACTTGGCGGAGCCATCGGCGATCGAGTACGACCCCGGCCGGCGCGTCACCCCATCGGCGCTCTGCTGGTCAGGAAGGCTGGGGTCCACGAACTGCCCGTAGTACCGGCGCAGATCCCGCAGGGTGCGGGCCAGGGAGCGGCGCAGGGCCGCCTGCGTGTTGCTGACCGACCGATCGGCCAGGGTGTCCAAGGCGGCGGCGTAGTCGTCGGCCAGTTGGAGCTGTTGGTCGCCGATGGTGGCCATGGGTCAGGGCTTGCGGGGCTTCTGGCGCTTGTTTGTCTCTTGTGTTTGTTGCTTTGCTTTATCTCTTAGCTGCTTGATTGCGTTTTGCTGCTGCCTTACCGCAATCCCTGCGCCAATATACCTATCAACCCTGTTCATCGCTGCATTAGATTTTCTTTCTTTTGTCTTACGCGATTGCCTTCTGTTTTGGCCAATCTCTCCCCATAGGCCGAACCTAACAACAGGATCAGCTTCATACACTTTTTTTGCTGCAGCTTCTTCGCGTTGCAGTGTCGTGAGCTGCTTGCGAGCGTTGCGGATCTCAGCCGCCAGAGACTTGCGCTGATCTGTGCCGCGACCATAGCCATACTTTGCGGGATCGTAGTTTAGTTCAATTTGCTTAAGCCTTTTTAAAGCCCTTCCTAGTGATTCCAGCTGCTTATCAGCCTTTTGCCCTCTTGCGATCAGTTTAAGGAAGCGGGGGCTAAAGCCGCCTGAGGCTGGGGTGTTATCGCGATTCTTGGCGTTTTCGACTTTCCTGATTTCATCCAAAACGGCGGTTAATTTGGCCTTGATCTTGCCCCTAGCCGCGCTAATCCTTTCTTTGGTTAGCGGCTTTTTCTGTTTGCCGGCGGGCTTCTGCCGCTTGGCTGCCAGCGCCCCCGGCTTCATCCCCCGCGGCTTAGCGATGGTGCCCTCTTGCCGGCTCGACGTGACACGCTTGGGCGCAGCGGGCTTCGCCGCCCGCTTAGCCAGCAACCTCTGAGCCGCCTTTGTGCTTTCAAGTTCCGGGTAGCCTTGCGCGGCCCTAGTCAGCCTTGCAATGCGGTTCTCGGCCTTGGGTGGCTTGACCCTGCCAGCCCTGGCCAAGGCGTCATACAAAGCGCCGGCCTTTTGATCCCTTGCTCTAATCGCTGACATCTGCCTTTCCGCAGTGGCGATCATGCGCCCCTCCTGCTTTTTGCTCATTCGGGTGCGTCCGCCGGGGGAAGCCGAGGCAATGGCCACGCCCATCGATGCGGTCCGAGATCCTTGGCGTGCAACAAACTGCTCTCGGCTAATGGTTGCCGCTTTGCCTGTGGGCTTGCCTTTCATCACGCCACCGCCAACAACGCGAGCCCCGCGGATCTTCCTGGCAGCGGTGCTAGGCGCGAGTTGCAAGGCCTTGGGGTTGTACTTCATGCGCCCCCTGCCGCCCATGGCCATGCCAACTTTTAGGCGCCTTGCCGATTCGCTCATGGTGCGAGTGATCGCGTCAATCTGGCCAGGCGTTAATTTGTTCTTGCGCTTGCCTACATTGGCTATTAGTTGCATCCTTCCTTCGGAAAGATTAGTCAACTGTGCTGCTGTGTTTCCTGCAACGAGAAACTTCTGCTTGCGTGCTGAGCGCTCAACCTGTATCGCCCTCTGCGCCGCTTTCGGCACGGCTCGGAGTCGCCTTGCGTAGTCCTTCCGGTTCGCTGCTGACATTGGATCAACCCGATCCTTCCTGGCCTCTGGTGATTGCATCCAGCCAACAGGCTTCTTCGCGGCGGCCACCTTCCCCCGCACCTTCCCTCCCCTGCTCAGCACCCCCTGAGGCGCCCCCTTGAGGCGATCGGTCTGCCTGGCCCTGAGGTTCCCCGCCCCGGTGCGCAGCCGCCCCCCACGCGCCGTGGCGCCGTTCTTGCCCACGCCGGTGATGCGCCCGGAGTTATCCCGAGTCAGGCGATTGGTCCCGCGGCTGGCCTTCTTGGCTGGTGGCCGCTTCGGGGCCCCGCCGCCGGGCGTGGAGGCGAACCGGCCGCGACCATCCCGCACGTAGGACGTTCGGCGGGTTCCTCGGGGCATGGCTACTGCAGTCTCTGCCGCAGTTTTCCCGTCA